GCATCTATAAACACACCGTCAGGAACAATACGAGCAATCACCTGCTGTATCTTTAAATGAGTAATCTGAATCAGATCAGCAAAAGGAATCATCCTTCTAACCAACGACTCAATCACTCCCTTGTACATTCGTGGCGCACAGGCCACATAGTTTGGGAGCGCATACTGACTGGCAGACTGTGGTCGTACCATGTTCTTAGCTACCTCCCATTTCAATATGATGTTAGTACCCATGACCATAATGCCATCGTACCACACCTCAATAGTTTTTTCTACCCTCTCAAAGTTTCCTTCGTCCATCATCTCCTGAGGAGGATTAAACGAGTCATCCTTCTCAATCACACGAGCGTTACCGTTATCATCCATCTTCTTCTTGTACACAAACTTCTTTGTGGACTTGTAGTTGAAGTATAGTAACGTGCAAGTATCACGAGCGAACATATCGTTTTGCTGATACTGAGCCACATTATAGTAGTCATACCAACTCTGACTGTACTGAGAGATTTCTTCCATCTCCTCTCTCGTAATATTCGGGTCAATCTTTACCAACTCAGCAATAGGAACAGTCTTAATCTCACCCCAATAGAAACAGTCCTTGAAGTATGGGTCTTCCGTATAGCTATAAATGACATTAGCGGGGTCAACATAGTCAACAGCAACGCCTGATCCCGCCAAGAATTGATGCTTAGCAACCGACACTCCTAATACAGTTTGGTCGTAATCTAATCTCTTCCGTGTCTCTGCGTAGTGATTCTCTTCAAGTAGTGTGTTTATACCCACCTCCTCAGCAATCTCTACCGCAGGCTTGTAGTTGAGCTGCATATATAAAGACAGCTCCTCGTCATTTGCAGGAACGTCATCAGGGTTCATTGTAAATGGGTTGACCTGAAACTGCTCTTGAATCTGAGTCAATATCTCTTTGCCCGCCATCTGAGTCTCAATCTGATCTTGAAAACGGTTTCGGTCAGACGAGGACATTGCGTCTTCCGCGTATGCTCTAATCTTGAACATCCTGTCAGACATACCGTTCACGACAATATCAACAAACTTAGGGAGTATAGGGACAGGTGTCCAGTCTAAGTTAAGGTAGGATAGGTCTCCATCAACAGACAGCTCGTTCTTGTACTTAGCAACCGACTGCTCTCCACGAGCGTAAAGCCGTAGCTTGTTAAACTCACCCCACTGGCTATAAAATCTACACTGATTGCCATCACGCTTAAACCATTCATATTGAATAGCCTGCCCTACCTGTAGACCGTATTCCAAACTATCCTTCTCTGCGTCTGTCGCAAATTGGTTAGGAAAACCTACAGAGGAAACATTGACTGTTACTTTATCCATTTACCTTATTAATTGGCTCGACTTCCCCGAATTACTATACCTTGCAAAGTTAACGCTTATTTTGGACTGCTTTTTCTCAGGAGTATACATATGCTTTTGGTTCGCCATAATCGCAAGACCTGAGCTAATACACGCATCAAACTTTGTTCTGTTCGTTATATCAAACTTAGCCCAGTCCTCAAGGGTACGAGAGAACGGCATCGTACCCATATCACCTATTGTCCGATACGAGCCGTCTATATCCATGCCGATGTACTTCTCTATATAGGACTCAATAGCTGCTGCGTGAGACTGCTTCACATCCTCAGAGGTGTTGGGTATCCCTCCAAGCTCTTTCTCCGTCTTAGAGAGCTTATTAAAGCGTTTATCGGGTCTGTTCATTGAGTAGGCTCTGTAGCCCCTATTCTTAAAGTGGTAAAGCAATCGAGGCTTGTTGTTCTCTACAAGGATTGGCATACCGTAAAATATACACGCCATCAGTATCTCTTCAAAAAATATCTCTGCGGTCTGAGGTCGCGCAACATACTCTAAGAAAAACTCATTGCTCGGAGCGTCATCCATGTTAAATTTGGTCAGGCCATGCAGAGAGCCGTTAGACCCTCTTCCCCCCACCGTACCTGAGATGTCATAAGGGTCACAGCCAAACGAGCCAATATGTTCGTTCGCTGGGGTATTCTTCCCATTGACCACAGCTATCCTGTTCTGAAGGTGTGCCGCTGGAAGCCATGACACAGTAAACCTACCTCGTGGGTCAGGAGACCATATCACCTTAGTATCCTTTACACCATCCTTCCAGTGGAACGAGCCGCGTGTAATGTGATGCTCCTTTATCATTGAGTCGTTATAGTCAACCTGCTGGTATATCTTAGTCAGGTTGAAGATTGATTGCTTACTCTCATCCCTGAACGCATGGGAAGTTGTTCTTGGAAACTGTCGGTAGAACTCGTTAAGCGCATCAGGGTCGTTCTTCAAAGACTCCACCTCGTTCTCCCAGTACTCTACGGCTCCCACAGAAATCATCTCACCATCAATCCCCCGTACAGGTTTCTCAGGGGTATCTATCACAGGCATACCATACCTGTCAATAAACCCTTCCATGTTCCACTCCATTGGAATAAAGAGTGCGTACAGCCCCGTCTTGGTCTGCCCGTTAGGATTTCTTGTCGCTGGGTTAGAGTCCTCGTAAAGCTTTTTGAAGTTAGCACCGCCCTTTGACAAAGCATTTGAGGTTGACCCCATCATACATTTGCCGACTATCTTACTACCCAACCTTAAGCAGGTTTTGGTAACCCTCCAGTTGTTAAGAATGTTGTTTGGGTTCAGCCACTTGCCGCTCTCATCATGCAATAACAGTAACAGTTTCTCCCCATCATATGAGTTATCGTCAGTGTTCTTCCAATCAATTGTAGTATCAAGACCCTCAATGTCATTATTAGTGACATCATGCATATTGTTCTTTGTGATTTTGGACGCAGGCACACGGTAAGCCAACTCAGTCTTCGGCTTGTCCATACCATCCATAATCGGCTTAAAGAAAAACGGGTAGTTGCTGTTGATAGGCACAACCTTGTCAGTGAACATTTTCTTTGCATCAGAACCTGTCTTAGAGAGTATGCCTATCCTCCTGTCTTTCGCAAGTGTTCCTGTGTTCACTCCTTCTGACGATGCCATGAATGAAAACCCTGAACGCCTTATCTTAAGGTAGTCAAGACCAAAGCACCTGCTATCAGCCTTACACGCCTCCCAAAATATATACAGAAGCCTGTTAGCCTCTCTGAAGTCAGGATACCCTATGTCAATCTTAGTCCATTGGAGGTACATATAGTGTCCTCCAGTCAGATAGGTATCGACACCGTTGTTCTTTAGCCACAGCCCACTCTCCCTTCTATCAAACTCCTGCTCAATGTAGTCAACCCACTGACCCTTAAAGTCAGTAGGCATATCATTCCATTGGAAGATGCTCTGAATACGGGACAGCTCTTTAGGGCAGTCCTCCCTCTCCCAATACTGATGTAGTGGGTGGGGGTGTCTTTGAAGGCACTTCTTAGGGGCAAGTGGTAGACCAATCTTAATACCTTCTATGAGGTATATCTCTCCAAGCGTACCGTCCTTTGAGATAATAACGATGTCATACTTGGAGTCGTAGCCGTACTTCCAATTCTTATTTTTGTTCTTGGAGTTAAGTATCTTGACAGGGACAACGCCCTCCAATACCCTGTATAGACTATTTTGATCTTCGTTCTGCAAACCCTTGGTTAGATGATACCGCTTCACGGTTAGGATTACCCTCCATCATATCCAAGGTCTCCTGCTCCGCATCAACCCTGTTCAATATCTCAAAGGCATCAAAGATGGCAAGCTTCTTTGTAGCCGCTGCGTTCTTAAGTCTATCAGCCGCTAACTCGTCCTCAGGGTCAATCTTAATGATGTCCTCCTTCGCAACCTTAATCAACTGAATCACTGCCTTCCTCCCAGCCTCTATTATCTGTAGCTTGATGCTTCTTGAATCCGTCTTTGTTGCGATTGTATTTTTTACCGCCATGTGTCTTCTCTGTCATTCTGCGTTGTACGTCTGAGAACTCTCTACGACCCTCCTTCTTTACTCGTTTCACAACCTCACTGTAACATTATCAGTAAACATACGGTATAGCTTCTCCCCGTCTACTGTAAACTCATAATCACTGTAGGGTTGATACACTATCTCATCACCTTCTTTGAGTCCCAAATCTTTAAGCTGGCTGTTAATATAGCGAATTGTTCCCACAAGCGGCTCCTCTTTACCCATCTTGTCTATAAAGGTTGCCTTCTTGTCTGATGGCTTAATGAAGCAGTACTTGTCGTGAGACAGCCAACCATCGCCCTTGTTATACATGAAGAACTGGTCGAGGTCGATTAGGAATATGTCATCCATAAAAAAACTCCTCCCGCTTTTTTCCTTTCCCTTCATGTCGTAGTAGAGTTTGAAAACATTGTGGTGAACCAATAGAAGGTCTCCCTGTTGAATGGGGCCGTCATAATTGATTGGGGGCTGTATAACCTCAGCAAACCTGTTTGAGTGGATGTGGTCTTCTTGCGAGGTGCTTATGAGGATTTCTTTTCCACCAACCTCTTTGGTGTTTGCATATCGCTTACCATCTACAGGCTTCACAATAAACATATTGGGAGATTTCATTTTAGAAATTTATGTTGTACTCAATTGAAATGGGCATTATTGAATTGAACTCCTTCCATAGAACAACCTCATTGTTCTTGATGATCCAAACCTTTACGGAGCCTTTCTCGACATCTCTCTTGATTAGATGTATAAGGTAGTCCCCGCCAATAACAGACTGCCCCACAATGTAGTGCATAGCCCCCGACTTGTAATCAGGGCCAACTGATATCTTGCGGATATCTTCGTGCATTATACTCGAACCATCAATATACCCGCAGCATTTAAAGGAGCCGCGCCTGTTCCGTCAGTCCTATACACATCGTTCAC